CTAAAATTATTAGTTACTTTTACCCTGTTAGAATATTGTTCGTCAAGCTCTGCTCGTGTTTGAGCAATTGCACGATCAATACCATTAAGCATCAAAAATGACATTATACCAAATAGTAATAATGCGGTTGCCGTTAATGCTTTTGTTCTTGACTTGGGCATAGTTCTACCTCCTTTCGACTTTAGGTCTACAATCGTTCTGTAACTATGTCTATGTCTACTACAAAAGTTTTTTATTTGTAGAGATATAATATTGCTTTAGGGCATCTTAATTGAAGACGTTGCTTCAACATATGCCTTAGCAATTTGTTCCTGTGTGTTTCCGTATGTAATTATTGTGTTTTTATTTAGCTTAATACGGTCTGGCAAACTACTTATCATCCACGGGACGAATCCCATGCCTTGAGCATTTCCAGCTAAAGTTACAGGTTTACTCACATAGAAATGTGATTCTTCTTCACTGTCGTAACGAGCAATGATCTCCTCGCCACTGATTAACTTTACTGTAACAACGTCGCCGTTGCTGAGTGGTTTTTGAATTAACATATGTTATAATACCTTTTATAGCAGAAAATTAAGTATAACACATTTCTTTTGTAAAAACAACCGCTTTTTAAAGGTAATTTTGATAATGTGTTAAATAATTGCATGGACAGAATATGTTCAGTCTAACAACAATATTTTTTGCGTCCCTCTTAGCATACGCTATATAGTAGCCCAGAGCTGCAACTGACTGTCCAGGAAAATGAGTATTTGGTAGGCGCCTACCAGGTACTTTCTTTTAAAGAACCTATAGTGGTTTATAGTACTATGGTTTCTTCCTTTATCTGCACAGGAATGTTAAACATCTGTGCTATTTGTTTCATTGCATCAACTCTAGATGTAGTATCTCTGCTACTGTGCAAATGAATTATATTTGCGTCAGCTAACTTACATTTATTCCATTCTTCTGCAAACGGGATATTCAAATTAAAGATTTGAAAAGCCATTTTTGGATCAAGCACATTGGACACATCCATACCTTGACTCCATAATTGGTAGTTATGAATCAACTGCCCCCAACTCCAATCGTTTTCTTTATGTGTGAACCATTTTTCCATTAGGCGTTCCCCTAAATCCCAAACTTGTGGATTCATTGTTGCAGGATAATAGCGCACATCATCGTTGAAGTAGTGTGGCATCTCTTCGTGCGTTTGTGGATCGGTATAGTTAAACATCATCATATTACCATACTTTCCAAATACTTCTGTGGGTTTGAGGAACATCGTGTCAGCACCCATACACAAAATATTACACGGTTCTTTGTGCCACAGTTCTTTTATCATGTACCAGTGAGCTATTTGATACGCTCTAGAATCTAGCACAGGAGCAGTGAATTTAATTTCTTCCCAGTCGCCTTGCAAATAAGTTTTTGCACTACTTCTGCTGATAGAATACATATTTTCGTAATCCTGAAGATCACGCTCAGCTTTTGGGTTATCTCCGGTACCTTTCCAATAACCCCAATACTTTATAATTGGGCGCACCGCGCCAATAAGATAGTTTTTCATAAATTTACCAAATAAAATTTTCTTTATAATATTTTACAATTTTTACAAGTTCTTCGTCAAAGTCAGCCTTTGGCGCCCAACCTAGCGATTTAATTTTAGAGTCGTCAATAGCATATCTAACATCTTGTCCGGGTCTCTCATAGTTTGTATCTAGATAATTTTCTTCGCTGCCTGTCAGTCCTAGAATATTAATAATTTTTCTTGCTACTACAATATTTTGTTCTTCAAAGGTTCCTGAAATGTTATATATTTCATTAACCATGCCTTTTTCAATAATAGTTATTACAGCCGATGCTGTGTCGCTGGCATGCAACCATGTTCTACGCGGCGTCCCTTTGTTGTGTAGTAAAACCTTTTTGCCTAGCGTCAGATACTTAATTGCGTGTGGGATAAACTTTTCTGTGTATTGTCCAATACCATAATTGTTAGTTGGCCTGACAATTATATAAGGTAAGTTATATGTTCTCGCCCATGCCATTACCAGCATATCTGCTGCGGCTTTTGTTGCGCTATAAGGATTACTAGGTTTGAGCAAATCAGTTTCTTTGTGAAACCCTTGATCTAAGTCGCCATAAACTTCGTCGGTACTAAAATGTAGTAATACAGGAGTCTTTTTTCTGCCGCTTATTTTTGTTCTAATAAGCTCTAGTATATTATGTACCCCACTGATATTGCTATCAACAAATTCTGTACTACTAACAATACTGTTATCAACATGGGTTTCAGCGGCTGTGTTAATAAAATAATCACAGTCGTATATCATTGTCAAATCGTTGATATCTTTGTTTTCAAATTTAAAATTCTTGTATTTGGATAGATCGTCCAACAGGTTCCAATTGGCAGCATACGTGCCTTTATCAATACCACATACATACCAACCTTTTTCTAAACAAGATTTCGCAACATGATACCCTATAAATCCCAAGCATCCTGTAACATATACAGTTTTATACATAAAGCCATTCCTGGTTGTTTAGATACCAGTTAACAGTTTGTTCCAAACGTTGTTCATACTGAACAGGTTCAACCCAACCTTTAGAATAAAACTTTTGTGGATCAACTGAGAAACACAAATCATGTCCGGGGCGGTCAACTGGTATAAAATTATAATTTAGTTCTTTGCCCATTATGTTTGCTATATTTTTAGCAAACTCAAAATTGTTAATAAAATTACGGCCTGCACTATTCCATTTTTCACACAGGTTAGTCTGATTTTTAATTACAAAGTCGGTGTGGCTAGCAACATCGCCTGCATAAAACCATCGACGCCCGCCAATTTGATTTTCTTTGCCTACGTGAATATCTATGGTTTCGTTGTTAAGCAATTTTTTAATAATAATAGTTGGTAACCTATTTGGTTGGCACATTGGACCAAAGGTGTTGTTTATATGTATAATACTAACTGGTACTTTAAAAGTATGAGAATAGCTTACGCACAGTTCTTCGCCAGATGCCTTAGAAGCTGCATACGGACTGTTAGAACGATACGCATCATCTTCGCCGCTATCATTGCCTATTGGGATTGGACCAAATACTTCTCCTGAACTATAATAAACAAAGTTCTTAAGGTTAATTTGTCGGGCAAGTTCCAATAAATTTAATGTTCCTATGACATTATCTAACACAGACTCAACTGGTGCATTAATACTATCAGCGGCGCTAGGATTAGCGCCAGCATGAAGAATGATATCTATATCTTTATAAAGATTAACATCATACGCATCTCGGATGTTGTGTTCTACAATTTTAATACGACTGCTAAATTCGGCAATTCTTTTTAGATTTTTAGTACCGGGGCGAACTAAACAAATTACGTTATTATTTTCGCAGAACTGCTCAACTAGGTAACGACCTATGAATCCCGTTGCGCCTGTGATTAAAATGTTACTCATTCTACTACGTAAACCAAATCAGTTGCATGGGTAGCCACATGCTTATAGTTCCATTGCTTTAAAAAATCTTCAACCATACTAAATGTAACACCATAACGTTGTGCCCAGGGCTCAAACCATTCAATTGAAATTACCGGCTTAAACTTTTCTATGGTATTTGTTGCGCCCAACAAACCAAAGTATTCAAAACCTTCTGTGTCAAGCTGTAGTAAATCACATCGATCAAGTTCTAAATCATCAATGCGAAAAGTTGGAATAGTTCCAGTACCTTGAATATGTGTTGCGCCGACATCATTCTCATGGTGATTTAAAGCAATAAATTTATGTTCGTTGCCAACACAAGCATTAAACTTTATCACATTTGGGTAATCACAATTCATGGATAATGCTAAGAAATTTAAAGGTTCGGGCTCAAAGGTATAAACCCTTTCAAACATTTCTGCATATTTGCGTATGTAAAATCCTGCGTTGCCGCCGGCTTGCACTACGACCTTTCGCTCAGGCACATATTTGCTCAAGTCATCAACCACATTGCTGTATTGATTCATATAATTCCAGCAACCGTAATCAGCGGCGGGCCACCACCAGTCTCCACGTTTTTCTAGCCTGTCAACAAGTTTATCCATGTTAGTTCCTTTTAATATTCAAATAACAGGGTTCGTTGCTGTATATAAACTCATGCCAGATGCTTTTAAGTTCATCTTCGTTGTTAGGCTTGTAAATTTTAATATTAGGAAAAGCCTTTAGAGCTGCTTCATCATCAACAGCCCAATGGCTGAACCCTAAGTGACCATAATCTTTGTCGCGACCGCTGCCCACAAGCTTCACTGGGGCACCTTCGTGATCTAGATAATTTCTTAGCCATTCGTAAGGTCTAAAAATTACAAATGGGGTGATACTGTAACATACAGGAATTTTATTATTATGAGTGAGACCTACAGCCGCACCTAACATTAGTTGCTCGGCCGCACCTACATTAAATGTTCTATCTGGCGCTACTTCTCTGCTTTTATTCAGTACGCCAAAACCTAAATCTCCGGTAAGTAGATAAACATTTTCATCTTTGGCTAGTGTTTCAGCCATTAATTGTCCAAAGAAGTTTCTCATAGTTTATCTAAATCCTCTGGTTTCAATACATAGTAGTGTGTTAAAATACCTTTTGCAAAAGGCCAATTGGGTGGTTCGGTGTGATGTATATTAATACGTGGTAGGAATGCAAGCAGTCGTTTTTCTAGATAGTCGCGGTCAATAAAATCATACGCTATCATACCATTTACGTTTACATGCACCTCAAGATTATCTAGCTTTGCTTCGTGAATAAAACGTAAACTTTCCCATATAGAACCTTCTCCAGCTTCACCGTCAGAAATTAAACAATGAACTTTTTTATTTCTGTTGGCCAGTGCATAACCAACCGCAACAGTTAATCCCATACCTAAACTGCCAGTGGAGCAATGAATCCCATCTGCTAAACATCGATGGGGATGGACGCCATGTTTATGAAATAGTTCTACCGCATCGCGTCCTTCATATTTCTCCTGTACTACATATAGTGCAAGAGCGGCATGCCCGGAACTTAAAATAAAAGGCTCATCGTCTTTTTTTGATGCATAGATAGCATCAATAATATTAACAGCATTTAGTGTAGAACTAAGATGTCCTATTTTTTCATTAAAGCTGATTTCTACAATACGTTTCTCTAATAGGTTCACTTAAACAGCCCCATAAACTCATCAACTTTTTCACCAATATAGTTAATTTGTTCTTCTGTGATTACAGGACTTGTGCCGTGGAAGAATGTGTTCGTTAGTGAAAATGTAGCATTTGGAAAATTATTTTTTGCTTCCATAGGATCCATTAAGTGACTATAAGCAGGTTGTAACATAATGTTACCTGCAAAATATGGTCTAGTCTGAATTAGGTTATCTTCTAAATGCTCAACTAGGTGTGTTCTACTGAACGGTGCAGACTTTCTAATAGTTAACGGAAATGCAAACCAACTTGGATTGCTGTGTTCTCTTGCTCGTGGTAGGTGGAAAAACTCTTCATACTTTTCATACACATCAAAAAGCAATTGATAATTTCTTCTACGTAGTGTATGGATATCGTTTAGCTTTTCTAACTGTTTAAGACCCATAGCACTCTGCATTTCAATTGGTTTTAGATTATAACCAATCTCATCATAAACATACTTGTGATCAAAAATTTCGTCCGGCATTGTAGGGATCCAATTATTGAATCTCTTGCCGCATGTACCGCGTTTCATTTTATTTGCTTGCGGTCCAACACAATAGCAACCGCGGCCCCATTCTCTAAAACTGCGCAGAATAACTTCTTGTTCCTTGGTTTTAGATGCAACAAAGCCGCCTTCGCCCATGGTCATATGATGTGCTGGATAAAAACTACAGCTGGCCATTTCGCCAAAGCT